TAGAACGGCGTCAGACTGACTGATCTTGCCAGAAGCAAGGTCCTTCTTAGCCTGTGCCGCTCGGTTAGGTGCTGAACGGTTGCGGTTACGCTGCCCTTGCTTGGTGCCTTTCTTTTGCTGCTCACCTGCATTGGCAATACGATCACGCAGCAGCGCATAATCCCGTACAAGTTTAATCTGACGATGGTCTGCAATCTGCGCAATCTCTTGAGCACTCAGGCCATACTCAGACAATAAACCGCTCATCTTCTTGGAGTCTTCAGTCACTACAACTGGGTCCGTCCATTCCGGAATAGCCGCCAGTGTCGCCCGGTGCTCTCGCTCCTGATACTCAGCGTACTGTTTCCGTGCCGCTTCCTGTGCCTCTGGTGTTACCTCAATACCCATCTGGGATTGCATCGAAGCCAGCTCACGGCGTTTCTGTAGCAGTTCATTCTCTACGGTAATGCGCTGATTTTCCGCTTCAGCCATTACATTGTTAGACCGATTCCAGTCCTTCACTTTGTCCTTAATCTCGCCAAGGCTCAAAGTCTCCTCGTTGCCTATGTCGATCTTTAATGACTCATAAAGGTCCTTCGGGTCTAGCTCCAGCCTCTCAGCCAAAGCCTTAACGTTCAGCTCTGAACGCTCGGGCTGTTCTGGCTCGCCCGTCTCCTGCTGTGGAGCAGTCTCCTGCTCACTATCATCAACCACCTCCTGTGTCTCCACTGGTGGCTGACCGAATAAAATCTCGCCTACCTGCTGCTGTGTAGCTGCAGGAATATCACTGTCCCGATTCATCAAGCTGCGCCTCCGCTGCAATACGTCGAATCATTCCCAACGTGTCAGTAAATACCTTCATTTGTCGCCGAACATCAATGATGTGCTCCGTCATTTCAGCCTCGGACAAATCAAAGCCCGAAACCATGGCCTCAGTGAAATACTGGCGCATGGCTTCCTCGATTCTGATTTCATCAGCCAGCGCCAGCATCTGCTGTGCTTTCTGCCCGCGTACTATTCGCGCTTTCAATTCCTCGTTGGACAAGTTCAGCCTCCTTACCCTCTGCATCAATGTTGGTGTCGTAATACTTCCATTCAATCTCGGTGTCATGCTTGTACTTATCAAGCTCTAACTTCTGAGATTCAATCTGTTGCTGCTGCATCGCCATCTGCTGCTGCATCTGCTGCATCTGCTGGTTCTGCGCGTCTGCCTGCTCCATTGACTGTTGCACTTGCTGGCTGTCAGGGTCTAAGAAGTAGCCCTCAGTGCCATCCAACTGCATAGCGGTCATCATGTCGCTAATCGTCTTGTGAATGCCATTCCAGTCGGTAGTGATATTCGCAGCACCACCGGCAATCATATTCATCTGCAGATCAAGCACCTGTTTCAGCGCTGATACGTGACGGCGACGTTCACCAGGTGACAGTGCAACCATCACGTTGACTGTGGTGCGTGGTCGCCACTGTGACGGGTTCGCTTCAATCCACTCACCAGACTTGTAGAAGCTGATCGGCTCGCGCCATTGCTCACGCAGACAGCGGTGAACCAGCATAAACGCTGACTTAACGAGCGAATTACAGAAATTACGGCTAAACCATGCCGCCATTTGCTCAGCAGGGCCAAGCTGGAGCTCAGCGCTAATGCCTGAAATATCCTTCATGCCCTGCATATCGCTCGAAGCCATATCCAGTGCGCTACCAGCTTGCTCGTCACGCACACCATCAAGATACTGCAAGTAGGCAATACTGTTGGTTGTGATGTCCTGCAATGGCACGAACGAACCGCCTGCTGGATCAGTTGACCTAATCGGACGACCAGGTGCGCTACTAATCAAGTCCTGAAAGTTAGTTGTCGCAGGGTCTGCAATCATGCGCTGATTGTTCGCGTGATTCATGTTGTCCGCTAGTTGGCGCTTAGCGTTGGTGCGTTCATCAGCAGTCACACGCAGCAAGTCATACAGACTCAATCCAGACCAGCGATGCGGTACAGGAACACACGTACCAGACGCATACGGGAAGTGCGAAACCGGAGTCTTTTCAAGCATGCGGTTGTTCGATGTTAAGAAACGCCACTTCTCAGCGATACCGTCGCCGTCCATATCAATCAGAACGTGTGCCCAATAGCACTCGATATGGTCCTGATCTGTGGTAGCGGCCTGACCGATAGTAGGCTGACCGTCGATATACTTAGCGGTTATATCCGTGTTGGATACGCCGCCGCTAGTAATGCTGTCATCCTGAATCTGTGGCAGTTCATAAACCAGCTTCTTATTGAGGCCCATTGATACCAGCTCAGAGCGAGTAAAGATAACGCGCTCACTCATGTAGCTGCAGTCCTGCAGTGTGCAATTCTCGTGGTTAGGGTCCACCCAGAAATAAGACTGTTCAATGGCCTTCACACGCAATCGCTGCTCATCGTATGACAGCTTGAAGCGGTGGCCTTCATCAGTGGATTCAGTCAGCTCAACGTCATAGCCTGACTCCTCAAGCTGGACCTGCAGTGCAGGCGCATCACCTGAGTAGGTGCGGTACTCGATGCACTCCTTATCCTCGACCCATATCTTGAGCACACCATTGCGGAACAGCAAAGCATCCTCTAGCGCATCACTGACCTGCATCAGGTTCTCAGTGGTTCGGAATACCTTATTGCATACGCGGGCCTCAGCGTCCGCCTGATCTGCATCACCATCACCTTGCGGCGGGAAGTCACACAGGTTCTCTACATCAAGCCCAGGAACAATGGTGGACAGTGTTGCGTGGACCGCATCGCGGACAGATGTATCAATGATCTTAGATCGGCCTGGCAGTTCATCACCACGGGGCCGAACTAGAAAGCTATTCCACGCCTGCTCGCGGTTCTGAATCAGTGCAGCACTGGAATAATCAACGGCTCGCTGCTGATTCTCGCTAATGAGGGTAACAAGCTGTTCATCTGTATACTTCATATTGCCGCCGCGTCCAGTGCTGAATAGTCTAAGTCACTATCCTGCCACATAATATTGCACCAACCAAGCTTTACTGCGTGCGCTGCAGTTCGGAAGCTGTCAGCAGGGTCTGAGGCCCAATCATGCAAGGGCTTAGGCTTGTATCGATTGAGCTTGTCGTCGTACTCATAGCGGTACGCATTGAGGCCATTCACCAGCTTGTCCGCTTTCTTAGCGTCGATACTGGTCTTGCCCAGCGCTACCTTAGTGAACTCAAGACCTGCGCGAAGCTCTGTTACACGTGGAACAACACGGTTCTTGTGCCCTTTATCGCGCAACTGTTTGCTGATCGACTCCATCCCAAGGCGCTGATGTGCGCCATCATGCGGCAAGAAGTGCATACCATAGTTGTAGTCCTTCGAGTTAAGGACCTTCACATACTCACTCAAGTCACTGATCTGTCTGTCTTCGTAGTAGTCAATGACATATATCATTCCACCAAGACCAACCTGGAAGAACACAATGGCGGTCACATCGTCATAGCCTATATCCCATGCAGTATAGACAGGCTGTGCCTTATCGTATGGAACCTCAGTGATGCGCCCATCCTTAAGCATATCGCCCATTTCATCGAGGTAGATACTGCCTTCCATGCCGTGATCGAACGAGCACATGTATTCCTGCAGGAACAGGCCCTTACTCTTACGTCGTCGCTCACGCTCAAGGTTCTTAGCGCTGATGTGCTGGCAATCCTCTGCCGTTAGCAGCGTTGTGAACGCATCAGGGTCAGCCAAGCACTGCATGTAATAGTCATAGAACCAGTTCTTACCGCGAGGCGTGCTGTTCACAACCAACCAGCCATCATTCTCTGCAAGCATCGGTGTGATATAGCCCATGGTTAAGGGATTGGACACAGCGCCCTCAGATATGGTCACGCCAGCAATACCAGAGCCAACCAAGGCATCAGGGTTATCTCTGCCCATAAACTGAATGGTAGAGCCGTTGGGGGCCTCTATCATCATGTCCTGCTCATAGCGCTTGGGGAATATCTCGCGGGGGTAGTGGATGTCCAGTATCCGCTTACCACTGTTCGCATCAACACCCTTCCAGAATGCCTTACGTATCTGGTTCTGCTGCGGCATCAAGTGCCAGTAGTTAGCAGGTCGATCATACGCTGCCCAGCTATTCCAGGCGCTAGACACGTAATCCTTGCCACTACGACGTGACTGCACCAAGCAAGCCTCTTTGCCGCCATTCTGCATGTACGCAAAGAACGGTATCTGATACCAACGCAAAGGATTAGCGGGTATCTGTACGTTCACTCAGGCTTGTCCTGTGGTGCGTCCTTATAGCTCACAAGCTGAACAGTGTACTCAGTCTCGACTTCATGCTCGATTGCCTTCATGTCTGGCAACACCTTCGCAAGCAATATCTTCGCAGCGTTAACTTGTGATGTTGTCATAACATCTCCATCTTCGCTAAGTGCATGTTCTACCATGCGTTTTAGGAGCAGGGATGTCTTGATATGAGTCTTACTTTGTTCCGCTGTGCGGTTGTTTAATCTCGCAGCCATAGAGTGGACAATA